CGCAGAATCCGGTAGACCACCGCGCGGCTGACCGCCAGCCGGAACGCGATCGCCGGGACGTCCGCCCCCTCGCGGGCGAGCTTCCTGACCTTGTCGCGGTTGACCAGATTGCGCTTCATGTCGCACGTCCTTGTATTGGCCCCGTGTCGTGGGGCGTCCCGGCCGTCGCCCGCCAAAGGCTGGGCGTCGACGACTGCGGTAGATGGTTCGCTCTTACCGCTCACGAGCCCATTCCGCCGGATGTGGCAGCGGAGCCAGGGCGGGCCGTCGATGTCACTCGTAGCGGAGAACGGCGAACCAGCCGCGTGGCCCGCGGGCCACGCCCTTCTCCACGATCCGGTAGCGGCCGCGCATCGCGTCCGCGTAGAAGCAGCAGCTGCGGACCGCCGCGTCGGCCGAGCTCGAGGAGAACCCGATGCCCTCCCGCCGGCCCCCGGCCCGGCCACAGTGCCGCAGCACGCCGGTCCTCGCCATCTGCTCGGCCGCCTCCTGGGCGGACACGATCGTCGTCACGGTGACGATCTCGGCCGCGCGGGCCTGGGCGGCTGCGACCGCCAAAACCAAGGTCATGAAAACCATCCAACGCATAGAAAACCCTCCTTGGGAACCACCTGTCCGGCCCGCCGTCCACGGCGGGCACACAGTCAGTCGCTCGACTCCGGCGGCGGAGTCGGATCGTGCATTTTCTCTTTCTTCTCCTGCGGCAGCTGCCGCTCCAGTTCGAGAATCCGCTCGAAGTAGCTGGCTGCCCGCCGGTTGGCTGCCGCGAGCCGGAAATCCATGCCGCGCACCCACTCGGCCATATTGATCCGGTCGATGCGCCTGAGCTCGGCCACGATGTCGTCGGCGCTCTTGAACGTGTCGTCGATCGTTTTCATGCGGCACCTCAAAACGGGATGTCGTCGGAGCCGATGGCCGGGCTGGCCGCCCTGACCTTGGCAGCCGGCGTGCGGGCGGGCTTGGGCTCGGGCTTGATCGCCGCGGCCTCTTCCTCCAGCTGCTCGATCGGGAGGAAGTTCCAGACGTTCACCCACAACGTGCCGCCAGCGTCGACGCGGTGGACGATCTCGGCCCTGATGCGGCGGTCGACCAGATCGCCGGGGTCCATTTCCTTCCATGCCGCGCTCGTGATCGCCAGCGACCGGCACATCTGCTTCAGCCGGATCTCGTCCTGCTTGCGGCCGGGGAGCATCTTCACGAACACCCAGCCGAACTGTTTGTTGTCGTGCGCCAGCCGGACCTCGAGGCCCGGCGAGTGCTGGATCACCTGCACGATCTTCAGTTCGTGCGTGCCCTCGGGCACCCGCTCACGCTCAGGCCGTGCCGTCGTCGTCTCGTCATCGTCCAGGTTGATGTCCCAGTCCACTGTCTGCTCCTCCTTGGGGATTCGTTTCCGTTTCATCGAAGTCCACGAGTCATGCCACGCCATTGGCCGCCACCTCCGGCTCGATCTGCTGGTGGCGGATGGCGATCTGCGTGTCGAGCCGCTGCCGCTGCGTCGGCGAGAGCTCGCCGGTCGACACGGCCTCGTCGGCCTCGTCTCCGATCGTGCCGAGCTCCTCGACGGTGGTGGCCGTGTTCACGCGATCCAGCCAGCCGCGCCGGGCCGCCGGGGCCTGCCCCTGTACCGCAGGAGAAACGGTTTTTGCAGGCTGCGGCGCCGCAGCCACAGGGGCAGGAGCTCCGTCGTCAAAGATTGGGCTCAGATGCTCAATCTGCATTGGCATTTCGGCCGGAAGGCCGAAACGGTTTTTCGCGTCGTAGGCCGCAGAGTGCTCCGCGTGCATCACGCGATCTTTCCCGCCCGTGGCCTTGAGCCGGCCATCACCGCCTTCAACCAACTTGGTCTTGTAGCTACAGAAAAGCAGAAGGTCGCACCACTCGCGCAACAGCGGCGACACTTGCTTGGTGAGCTTGAGCTCGTAGCGGTCGAAGCCGTCCGTCTGATCAGGTGGGGACGTCCTCTTTACCGTCGAGTGAGCCACGAACACGACGTTGATGCCCTGCCCGATCAGAACGTCGCATGACGCAAGAAAGCGAGTCCAGTGCTCGGCTACCATCGTGTAGCCCTTGCCGAACCCGAAGTCCTCGATTGACTTCTTGCCGCTGCTGTTCTTGAGCAACCACTCGACAAGCAGTTTTTCGGCCCAGTCCGCAGAATCGACGACGACCGTGTTGAAACCGTTGGCGTCGACCGCAAGCTCTTTGAGAGCCAGAGTCAGCGTCTGCCAGTCGTTGATCGCAACGCGTGCTACGTCAAGCTGGTTGGTTCCGTCCTCGGTGTCGAGAATGAGCGGATTCGGGAACTCCGCGGCCAAGGTCGACTTCCCGACGCCCTCTTCGCCGTAGATTACGGCCCGCTTTGCCGACTGCCTTCGGCCGCGCGTGATATTCAGCACTCCTGCCATGTCATCCCCTCTCCTGTGTGAGGCCCGCCCGGCCTCCTATGCCGGGCGGGCTGACTTCCATGCCATGCCGGCTCCGCCGGCTCCTACCACTCGCCGTCTCCGACAGCGCGCGGCTCCTGCTCGATCTGCGTGACGTCGCCGGCGTCCACCGCCAGCCAGCCACCATCGACCTCGATGTGGAGGCGACGGCCGTCCACGTTGAGGATGCGTCCGGTCCATGCCTTGCCGCAGGTCAGCCCGTGGACGATCTGGTCGGGGGCGAACACCGGCAGCGGGCCGGGGGTCTGCTCGCACAGGGCAGAGGCCGCGGCGAGGTATTCGGCGAGGTGCGGGTCCATTGTGATACATCTCCTATTCGCAGCAGCCGGCGGCAAACAGTCGCACCACCAGCACAAGGAACTCAATCCAAAACTCGACGTTCATGAGAAGTCCTCCATGACTTCGGGAAGGGAACGTATACGACGAATCTCATATTCGTCAACAGGAGTTTTTTCGGCCGCCGAATCAGGAGTCTTTAGGCGATTTTCCGGCGGCTCCCCGGCCGACGTCCGCCGAGCTTGCCGGCCCTCCGCAGCTGGGTCCGCTCCCGGGCGAGTCGCTCGATCTCGTCCAGGTCGAAAAGAAGGGACTTCGCCGACACGCGTTGCGACCAGACCTGGCCGCGCTGTGCCATCAGCCACATGTTCTGCGGCGAGCAGCCGTAGGCCTTGGCGGCTTCTGTAGTGCCGCCCAGCCGCTTGTTCACAGGTAGTCGCACCGACATTGCCATGGCCTCCGGTTGTACCGCTGGCAGTTGATCCGTCCACTGCCATTTGCCTCGGCCACCCCGACGCGCGTAGCGTTGGTTAGGCGGACTACACCCCGCTGGGCTCGAACCAGCAACCTTCGGTTCCGTAGACCGATGCCCTACTGGAGCCGTGGACCCCACCTACTGGAACCGTAGGCGGATCTACTGGAACCGTAGGAACCAACCGTGCCGAATGTCGGCCTTTCGGGTTTTGCGGGGTGTTTGACAGCTCGCCGCTCGTCAGGAGGATGAGCCCACCAATCCGCCCCACGAGGGGGCGTGGAGGGTGCCGGAGGGGCCGCAGGAGCGGCCTTGCCGGCCAGCGAGACGAGCACATGTATTGCCGAACGGGGCCGCAGACGCTGGGGGCGTATGCGGCAAACTACAACCTACTGCGGGACGTGCGGCCGGAGACTGTCCGCCAATACCAGATCACCGCCCGGCTGTTCGAGGCGTGGGCCGGGCATCCGGTGCAGCTGGTCGAGCTCGACGAGCAGAGCGTATCGGCCTGGCTGCGTGACTATGCCGCCTCCGGGGTCGTGCCCGAAACCGTCCGCTCCAAGAAGGTAGGCCTGCTGGCTCTCTGGCGGGCCGCAGCCGACGAGGGCCTTTGCGAACCGCCTACGCGCCGCATACGCTCCGTCCGCGTGCCATACAAGGCCCCGACGTGCTGGACGTGGGAGGAGGTCTCCGCCCTCCTGACGGCCTGCCAGGGCCTCCAGCGGTGGCATAAGACCGGCCTCCGCCGGTCGGCCTGGTTTGATTTGGCGATCCGCATGGCATGGGACACGGGCCTCCGCCAGGGCGATCAGTGGCGGCTGCCGGTGGCCGACATCCGGCCCGACGGCGCCGTGGCCCTGGTCCAGTCGAAGACGGGCCGGCCGGTGGTCTGCCAGCTGTCACCGTCGACCGTCGAGGCCCTGCGGGCGTCCCTCGAGCTCGCCCCCCGGCAGCTGGTCACGCCATGGCTCTCCAGCCACGAGACGTTTGACGACCAGTTCAAGAGGCTCGTGGCAAAGTCAGGAATCCGTCCGGGAACCTGGAAGTGGCTTCGCCGGGCCTCGGCCACCGACGTGGAGCTTCAGCGGCCCGGCTCGGCCACGGCCCACCTGGGCCATGTGCCGGGGTCCAGGATCGCCGAGCGGAGCTACATCGACCCGGCCCAGTTCACCCGCACAGCGACCACGCCCCGCGAGCTCGTCGTCGCCGCGTTTCAAAATAGGGGGGGGGGGGGGGCAGGCTAAAGGTGGGCAGGGCAGGGTAGCGTAACGCCCAGCGCCACCCGCACCGCCATCCGCAGCTGCTCGAGCGACCCGTCGTTGGCGATCCGCCGATCACAGTCCTCCGGCACGATCGCCCGGTCGGAAACGTGCCCGCCGCAGACCACGCCGGGCCGGTCCACCCACCAGACCTGGCCGCCCAGGTCGTGCACCATGGCAAGCTCGTTCGGGAAACGGACGTCGCAGATGGCGACCACGGCCGCCCCGGCCCGGCCGGCGTCCTCGATCCGCTGGCGAGCCCGCACGAGCCAGATGTCGGCCCGGACAAGCTCGCGGCCCCACTCGGTGCCGAGCGTCCGCAGGAGATCCCGCGGGCTCCTGCCGATGCCCGGCAGCGGGAGCTCCTTCGTGGCCCTGGCCCGCAGCTGCTCCTCCGTCACGCCCAGCATGGCGGCCAGCCCGGCGTAGAGCGGGTCGGCGAATCCGATCACGAGTCCGCCGGTGGCCTCGGCTGCCGCGTTCTTGCCGGAGCCGGCCCAGCCGGCGAAACCGATCACCCGTGTCGTCGCCCGCGGCCGGCGGGCCTGCTCGAGCTCCTGGACGAGGGCCTCGCGCTCCCAGAGCAGTCGTCGAACGTCGGCAGCCAGGCTCCCCGTTGAGCCGGTCCACTGGGCCATGTAGCGGTTCGCCCGGTGGCGGGCCTCGTCGATGTACTCGTCGGGCAGCCGCGTGGTCATTTGGTCCCCCGGAGGTCGCGGTCGCAGAAGATCCGATAGGACTTCGTCATCTCGTTACGCTCGTGGTCGATCACGATGGCGGCCTGGCAGGGATGCTCGCCGCCCTCGGCCTTAATCCGCACGCTGTAGGCCGACGGGCCGATTACGCTGCCGTTGCTGACGTAGTTCCGGCCCACGCTGAACTGGTGCCAGTGCCCCAGGCACGTCAGGTCTGCCCGCCTGGTCGTGTCCCACGCGGCGATCGCCTTTTTCAAGGGCACATGTATGCCCCCGATCCCGCCCTGGAACCGCACGGCATGGCCATGGCAGAACCGCACGACGAACCCGTCCAGGTCCAGGTAGTTCAGGTGCCCCTCGCCAACGTGCCACGCGACGTTCTTCCGCCGCTCGGCTGCCCGCATGGTCAGGTAAAGGTGATGCTCGTAGCTCGTGTCGGCCTCGTTCGTCCGCAGCTTCTCGGTGGTCCGGCCGTGGTTGCCGCACGAGGTGGCGACGATCACCGACTTGGTCCGATCCGCCACAGTGTCGATGAACGCCCGCAGCCGCTCGCCGATCCACCGGATCGCCGCCAGCGGGTGGAGCGAGTTCTCCTCCGCCAGTTCCGGGTGGATCATCCCGGAGATCATGTCCCCGCCGAGCCAGATCACGACGCGGTCGATCCTGGCCAGCCGCCGCTCGTGCTCGAGCATCGCCAGGAATCGCTCCTGAAGCTCTGCCAGCCGCCGCTCGCAGACGTCCAGGTCGAAGCTGTTCGTGTCGTTTACGGTCTCCGGCCGGACGGTCTCCTCGCAGTGGACGTCAGAGACGAGCAGGAGCATGGTTGCGGCGTGGAGCTTGCCGGCGGCTTTGCCGGCGGGTTGCAGCTTGGCCGGCTTCAGCCCCTGCAGCGACACGAGCGCGTCGGCCCGCTCCCTCTCGCGGTCAATCTGGGCCAGGGCGGCCTTGTACCTGTTCCGGTACGAAGCGAGCTCCGCCCGCACGCGGGCGAGCTCGGCATCGGCCACCAGCCGCTCGGCCGTCGTGACGGCGTCGGCGACAGACTCTTTCAAGCTTTTTTGAGCCATGCCACGACCCCCTGTTCGCCAATGTCGGAGATGCCCTTGGTCTGGAGGTGGGCCACGACGGCGCGGGCCACGGGCCGCATGTGCGGGCCAAGCTCGCCCGCCCGCCACGCCGCCAGCAGCTGCTCGAGCTCGTCGCGGTGGATCGCGTCAACCCGTTCCCACCACGGCCGGAACCCGGCCTTGCGGACCTCGATCGTCGACCGGACCGCCTCGAGCAGGCTACCGCTTGCGGCTGGCTCTTGGCTTGGCTTCCTTGCCACGCTGTTTCTCCGGGGGCTGCTTCGCGGACCGTTTCAGGTAGACCCAGCCATCCTCGTCTGGCACGCCCATCACGGGGACGTCATCGTCGTCCGATACGTCCGGGCTCAAAATCACCTGCGGCCGTTTCGCGGGCTTCTTGGCCATGGTTAGCCCCTTTTGTCTACTGGTCAACAGCGCCTTCCGGCGGCACAAACACGTCCGCCACCGGGTCGTAGCGGAACCCGATACCAGCATAGGTGCCCCTGTACGGCACGCCGCCCGTCAGATGGACGCCGTCACGCGTGTTGTAGCTCGTGCGTTTGCACGGCAGGCCGCGCACTTCGGCGTAGTTCGACTCCCAATCGACGCCGTCCCCTTCGTCGCGTCCAACGATCACCTCGACAACGACGCCGTCCTTGAGAAACGCATAGTGTGCCATGCTCAGCTCCACGTCACTGTGCCGGTGCCGGCGGTGATGGTCGTGATTTTGTCGTTCCCGCTCGTAGTCGTTGACGCCGTCAGCCCCGCCGACGCGGTGAGCGTCAGCCCCGCCGCGTAGCGGAGGATGACAACGCCCGATCCGCCGCTGCCGAACGCGCCGCCACCACCCCCGGTGTTTGCGGCTCCGGCGGTCGTTGACTGGTTGGCACTCGATCGGTTGTCGCCGACGCCGCCACCACCAGTCGCCGTTCCCGCCGTGCCTGAGTTGAAGTTCGCGCCGGAACCGCCGCCGCAGTAGGTGACGCTGCTGCCAGTGATGTCGTTGCTTACGCCAGCGCCGCCGTTTCCCGGCACGCTCGAAGTCGCCGCACCGCCAGCGCCTCCAGCACCGCCGCCGCCGCCGGTGCCGAACGACCCGCCGTTTACTGACGCCCCGGCGGCGCTGCCGGAGCCGCCAACGCCGAACGCCGCCGAGAGTGACGCACCAGCCAATAGGCCACCAAACGGAGAGCCAGCACTCGCGCCAGACCCCGAGGCTGAGTTGCCGCCGCCGGGGCCACCACCAGCGGCGACAATTGCAAAAAACTGCGACCGGCTTCCAGCCGTACCCGGCCGCAGGTCGCTCGTGGAGTTTGAGTAGGTGGCCGTCGCTCCACCAGCGCCAATCGTCACGCTGTAGTCAGTGCGGAGGTCGATCGTCAACGTGCCAGCGAGATAGCCTCCCGCTCCTCCCGCTCCACCGCGCGAGCCAGCACCGCCACCGCCGCCGCCACCGGCCACGAGATACCGCACGCTGCGGCTGATTCCAGCGCGCAGCCGAGAGGCACTCACCAGAGATGCGGAGGCATTGCGGAGCGTCACGTTATCTCCACGCCGAAGGCGCTGAACGCCAGCGCGTTAGCCGTGCCGCTGCGAACGGTCAAAAC